ACGAAGACGAATGAACGAGGGTGCCCGAAAAGGCAAACTCGCACAACTTAGAAAATTGGCCGTGTAGCTCAGAGGAAGAGCATTCGCCTGTCACGCGAAAGGTCGGGGTATCGTAATCCCTCACGGTCGCCAGTTTATGAAGTGAGTCTAGTGCGTTTCAGAGCGTAGGTATGTGGATACTATACTAGTTACTTAACCGTTCAAATCGGTGAGCCGACTCTGACACTTCATATTAATTTAATGTTGGGTATGGCATAGTTGCTTTCAGAGGGATTTCTAGACCCCGAGAAGAATGGAGAAAATGCTTAACCGCAGGGTGCAATAACCCCCGCCCGACGCCAGTTTCCGACTATGGCTGATCATCATAGGTGGGAAAGTCCAAGAGATTAAGATCGCCCGATTTGATCACGGGAATCTTACTTATCTCTTGCTTCGTTCGTCTAGCGGACAGGACGCCGACCGGGAAGGTCGGGAACATGGGTTCGAATCCCATACGAGGGTTACGACTTTATATAAAGAAAGGAAGATCATGTTCTATGAAAAGTGCGCTGAGATCCTCGGCGTGACCTACGAATGTGAATCTTTCCCTTATCGCTATCGCACTCGCTGGAACAATCGTTCAGCAGGTAATGGTAGGTTTGAGGGCTACGGAATAATCAGAAAGTTTGGTGATCACTATCAAGTGGCGTTAACTCGTCCGATAGCACATCACGCTATCTATCGTTCCGAAGAAGAAGTATTCGCATTCCTGAGAAGTTTATCTCAATGATAGACTTATTAGATGAACACACAGGACGGACATAGGCCCCGTAACACGGGCGAGAATGGTGGTGACGACAGTGTGTTCTTCTAATAAGTTTACTGCCTGGGTAGCTCAGTTGGTAGAGCAGGAGACTGAAAATCTCCGTGTCGGCGGTTCGATTCCGTCCCCAGGCACCAGTTTATGTGTTGTCCCTAAGGAAGTGAAAAAACCCATTGGGAGTCTGGCCGGATCGACGGGTGACGCCTCACTCGGATCCCAAATGACAAGTAGCTTTTAGTGTAACGACTAAACAACACACCTAATTACTCGCGTGTGTACAGTATGCCGTATGAGATAGGGGACATTCTCAATTCTCTCCTATGTACCCGAAGGCTGTAGCAGTAGTTGAAAGATACTATCAGTGATTTAATTTGAGACATGGATCACGGCGAGTAAATACTAAATTGGTAGACTAAATGATAAATAGTTGTGTCACCCAATTAAGGAACACTACTATGAGTAAAAGAGGGCCCAAGAAAGCAGAAGCAATAATAACTACTGAATTATGTAGTTATGGATGTGGTTTGGTTGCAAACTTTAGAAACAAGTCAGGTAAACTGATGTGTGGTCCTGGAGCCGCTTCCTGCTCTGAGATTAAAAAGAAAAACTCCGCTGCCGGAAAAGCAGCATATGATTCCGGGCAACGACCTTCTGCGAAAGAGGCTTATGAATCGTTATCTGATACTGCCAAAAATAACATGAATTGGAATGCAGGAAAACGATATGCAGATTTCTCACATAATGGAAAGGGTCAGCACAAAAGCGCACTAATTGCTGAGAGAGGATATTGTTGTGAGGGTTGTGGACTCTCTGAGTGGAGAGGAAAACCGATTGTTCTTGAATTGGAGCATAAAAACGGCGACCGCAAAGATAACACAAAGGATAACCTTGAATTACTATGCCCTAACTGTCACGCACAGACTCCTACTTGGAGAAAGGGTTGGGTAAAAGGGTTCAAAACAAGTAGATACACCGATGAGCAGCTAATAGCTGCTATCAAGGATTCAGAAAACTTGAATCAGGTATTAGAAAAATTAGATTTACGATACGGATCAGTTAAGAAGATAGTAAATCTAATATCAGAACATAATATTTCTTTTAAGAGGAAATTAAACTAAATAAAATCAACGGGGCTATGGGCAAATTGGTAAAGTCGTTACGTTTAGGCCGTAAAGTTCTCCCGGTTCGAGTCCGGGTAGCCCCACCAAGTTTCACGAAGGTGGTATGTAGGACAGGTGAAAATGTCCGAGGACCGGGATTCCCTCTACCCGCACCAATCATAACGTCGATGAGGGTTCGAGTCCCTTCATCCGTACCAAGCGATAAATACTCTCAATAGGAGAGTACAATGGATCCAAAACTTCAAGCACAAATCAAAGATTATCTAGCTAATAATCTAACCCTCTCATATGAGATTACTCCTGACATGTATGGCATTAAGCCAGATCAAATAACGTTTCAGTTGAATCTTGAGGGTGAACCTATCAATACAGTAGTATTATACAGCTTAACAGGAAATTAAGTTTTGCCCGTATGGTGGAATCGGTAGACGCGCCTGACTCAAAATCAGGTATCCAAAAGGTGTGGGGGTTCAAGTCCCTCTACGGGCACCAAATTATCTACTCGGTTCGAGTCCGAGCTAAACATAGGGATGGCCTCCTAATGACATGAGGTGCTCACAGGGAGCGGATACTAAAGTTTTGTAGTGGGTGTTGGAAGTAATAGTCACAGAGCCTATACTGGCCAGTTGAATCTCTGTAACGGATGACGGTTCAAGTACGCAAAATGGAAACCATCTGACAACGACTTCAACAACGCACCCTAGTATATACCGGCGCTTTTAATAGGTATGGAATGCTGCTGATGTTGTGGTACAGCAGGCCCACTATAAAATCATTCAATGCTCTATAAGCATTGCTGGCGATGCGCTGGATTCGTAACCCAGAGATAACAGGTTCGATTCCTGTATAGAGCACCATGCACCTGTAGCTCAATGGTAGAGCGGTGAGCTTATACCTCATGATCGGCAGATTACCGAACGGTTGGGGGTTCAAGTCCCTCCGGGTGCACCAATTTAATGCCCTGGTGGTGGAATGGTAGACACGCTACCTTGAGGTGGTAGTGGGCGAAAGCTCGTGGAAGTTCGAATCTTCTCTAGGGCACCAAAGATTTCGGTTGACAATTCGGTCAATCAAATGTATAGTGAAAACACAATAAGGAATTCACTTTGTAGATTACTAAATACAGGAAGAAACAGGAGTTTTTATGGCAGTTCTAGCCCTTGACATTTCAGGTGTCCCGCGCACGTGGGTCTCCCACGACGAAGCGATTGCATATCACGCAAAAGACCTGGTAGCATGGAGCATGGGTGATGTGATCGCACGTTACCGAGGCGGTGTCCGAAAGGATGGCACTCGCAGCTATATTGAAACTCCTAGCATCATCGCTATTAAGGGTCATGGTTTTGACTTCAAGAAGCACAATAAGGTTGTGTTGACGAATGGTACACTGTTCGCTCGTGACCGACACATTTGCGCTTATTGCGGTAATCATTTCACAAGTCGTAATGACTTGAGCCGTGATCACATTGTTCCTCGGTTCCACGGTGGTTTGGATGAATGGACTAACGTAGTTACTGCTTGCATTGACTGCAACCAAAAGAAGGGTTGTAAGTCGCTTAAGGAAGCTCGTATGGAACTATTGTATATCCCTTACGAACCCAATCACTTTGAAAACTTGATTCTCCAGAATCGTAGCATTCTTGCTGACCAGATGGAGTATCTAATGTCAGGTGTTCCGAAGCACAGTCGTATTATGTTAAAGGCAGCGTAGGAAAATAAATCCACGTTGCTTTCAACTATTAAATATTATTAAGAGTTCATTCTCTCATTCCCACGTAGCTCAGTGGCAGAGCCGACGACTGTTAATCGTCTGGTCGGTGGTTCGAATCCATCCGTGGGAGCCAACTTAAAACCTCTAACCTGCAAACTTTTGATAAATAGATTTACAGGTTAGAGGTTATATTATGAGTTATAGATCAGAAAGCGTAAAGCGTTGGAGAGAAAACACCAAAGATAAAATGGTAGAAGCAATGGGCAGCAAATGTCAATGTTGCGGATATAATAAGCATACTGCTGCGCTGGCGTTTCATCACATTGATCCTAGTCAGAAAGACATTGGATTTGGTGGTGCTAGAGCAAACCCAAAGGCATGGCCTAAGATTGTAAATGAACTTAGAAAGTGTATACTGGTATGTCACAATTGCCATAGTGAGATTCATGCAGGCGTTAGAGAGCTTCCGGAAACGTATGAAGTGTTTAATGAAGCATTTGCTGATTTTAAAAAAGTGTCAGAATATGATGCTTGTCCTATCTGCAATGATAAAAAACCTATTGCTCAAAAGTTTTGTAGTCATATATGCGCCCAAAAGAACAGTAGAAAAGTTGACTGGGACAGCATTGATTTGTTAGACTTGCTTGATAAACACGGGATTGGGGAACTAGAAAATATTCTAGGTGTTTCTAATGCTGCTATATACAAGAGAAGAAACAAGTTATTAAAGAACACGCCGGCTTAGCTCAGGTGGTAGAGCGCGTCACTTGTAATGACGATGCCAGGGGTTCGACTCCTCTAGCCGGCACCATTCTTGAAAAAAGAGGTTGACATTCGTTTCAATCTTTAGTATAAGTAAACATGTAAAGAGAGATTGTCTCCATAGCTCAACTGGATAGAGTACGAGTCTTCTAAACTTGGGGTTGCAGGTTCGAGCCCTGCTGGGGACGCCAAAACATAAATACTAATATGGGAAAGCGCACTTTAATACACGATATGCCTTGGCAAGAAGTACAAGCGTTGTATGATGCTGGTATGTCGCAGCGTGACCTGCAGGGAAAGTTTAGAATAGCATTCAAAACTTTTCAGAAAGCAAAACGACTTGGGTTGTTTGTTCCAAGAGACTTGTCTTCTGCGTGTAAACTAAGGGCAGCACTAAAGCCCGGCGACTACACCGAAGTCAGAAGTCAACGTCCGGAACTCGTAAACTATAGAGCAGACTGTTCATTCAAGTTTAATGTGTTTGACTTTCCAGATGAGTTTGATATTGTACTAGTTGAACAGCACGGTTGGTATAAAGCTACAAATCGTGGTAATAATTTAACAGGTGTCAGTAGAGACCATATTGTGAGTGTGAGATACGGATTTGATAACGGAATTGATCCGTCAATAATCTCTCACCCTGCTAACTGTCAACTATTACAGCATGGCACAAATGTGTCAAAAGGTAAAAAATGTGACTTGACAATTGAAGAACTTTTTGTTAAGATCAGTAAATGGAATGATAAGTATAATAAAGTTTCTGGGGACGTAAGCTAACGGGAAACTGGCGCCTTTGCAAGGCGCACTTGAGGGTTCGATTCCCTCCGTCTCCACCAAACATTAATCCACCGTCGGGGATTAGCGCAGTCCGGTAGCGCACCTGCTTTGGGAGCAGGGGGTCGTAGGTTCGAATCCTACATTCCCGACCATATAATGCCTGAGTAGCTCAGCGGTAGTAGCGTTTCCTTTACACGGAAAATGTCGGGAGTTCGATCCTCTCCTCAGGTACCATATTCAAGGAAAGCTACAGATAATATCTGTAGTTTTTCCTTTTGTGATAAATAGTTATTCACTGTCTGACAGTAAAATTGAAACGAAAGGTTTTATGAGTTGGCTCAAGTTAATAAGCACATCCTTGTTACAGGATATCTAGAAGAAGCTCCTACTGCGGAGTATGTTACGTTTCTTGAAGACTGGTTCAATCGTTTGGTTGAAGCAGTTGATATGAAGGTGTTAATTGATCCTATCTGTGTTTGGTGTGACGATGAAGGAAACGAAGGCGTAACGGGGATGGTTGGTATTACTACCAGTCACTCATCTATTCATTTTTGGTCAGGTGAACCAAGTTTTTATAAGTTTGATCTATATTCATGCAAGGATTTCGCAATTGAAGCTGTAGCAGATATGCTCAAGGAACTTGGAACCTACAAGTTCACCTACACTGTAGTTGATCGCACAGATGATGAACATCCTGTGATTGACAGTGGTGTTGTCACTTTCTAAATACCGAGGTTGGAGTTCCCGTGACTCCGTTGGTACCTGAGGACAAAGAGGAAAATAACACTAGTTTCCTCTCCTGCTGGGCCATAATCAAAACATGGGCGGATACGGAGAGAGTTGTGTTAACTCTCTCCCGACATGCGAGTGTGGTGTAACGGTAGCATGATGGTCTCCAAAACCATTCGTCGGGGTTCAAATCCCTGCACTCGTGCCAAACTTTCTGAAAATAGTTCTTGACATTACTCTAACAATGTCGTATAAAGAGATATACAGAGTGAGAAACACATTCTGGTCTTTGACAATGTTGGTTAAGTTTTAAGTGAAAAGTCTGTCTACCAGGTATAAATACATTATAGGAGACTATTATGTATTGTGAGTATGGGTGTGGACAGACTTCTCACTATCTTCTTAAGAATGGCAAAAACTGCTGTTCTAAGAGACCGGCAGGCTGCCCGGAGATTAAAAGCAAAAACTCGCTTGCAACCAAACGGGTATATGCAACCGGTGCTAGACCTTCTGCGAAAGAAGCATATTCATCAATGAGCGAGGATGCTAAAACTCGCATGAATTGGAATAAGGATAAGTATCCTAACACTGTATTTGAATACGGTGGAACTGGTAGTCATAAAGCTGTTCTCATCCAAGAACGCGGGCACAGGTGCGAAGCATGTGGATTAGAAGAATGGCAAGGTCATAAGGTTCCTCTAGAGTTAGAACATATTGATGGTGACAATAAGAACAACATTAAAGAAAATCTCAAACTACTATGCTGCAACTGCCACGCATTGACCGATACCTGGAGAGGTAGAAATATCAACTCAGGAAAGGTAAAAGTAAGTGACGATGAGCTATTGACAGCCCTTGAGGAATGTAGTAGTATAAGAAAAGCATTACAGAAAGTAGGTCTTACCCCAAAGGGAGGGAACTACGCTAGAGCTAACAAATTACGGGCGCGTGGCGAAATTGGTCATACGCAGGAGACTTAAAATCTCCCGGATTTATTCCGTGTCGGTTCGAGTCCGACCGCGCCCACCAAGTTTAGCGGCCCCTTCGTCTAGAGGCCTAGGACACTGCCCTTTCACGGCAACGACACGGGTTCGAATCCCGTAGGGGTCACCAGTCGCTATAAATACAGAGATCCGATGAAACGGGTCCAAAAAACAAAACAAGGAAAATAACATGAAGAAGATTGTTACTCTTGCTGCTGTTGCAGCACTAACTACCCTTGCTGCTTGCAGCGGTAAGGCTCCGGAAGCAGCCAGCACTGATGCTGCTACTAGCGCCGCATCTGACGCTGCATCTGATGCTGCTACTGCCGCTGCTACTGACGTAGCTGGTGGTAAGACTGATCGTGATACTTCGGTAGAAGCCAAGTAATCTAAAAGGAGCCAATCGTGGGTGAAGTTATTCACGTTGAGTTTGGTAAGATGGACATTGAAGAACAGGAGGTTCTAGGGGTAAACTTAGACCTTACTGCTTACTTGGACACATTGCGTAATCAAGGAATTATTGAAGATGACATTCTTGACATTATTGACGCAATCAACGACATGGATGCATACTTTGCCGCAGATGATGAGGTAAAGACATTCGCTGATGGTTGGCTCCAACAGTTTTTATAAGTTAATGCGTAGGTGGGTGAGTGGTTAATACCAGCAGACTGTAAATCTGCCGTCGTGAGACTACGTTGGTTCGAATCCAACCCTGCGCACCAAACATTGCTCTTGTAGCTCAATAATATGGTCCCGTAGCTCAATTGGTAGAGCTGGCCGCTCATAACGGCTAGGTTGTCGGATCGTGCCCGGCCGGGACTACCACCAACGATTGCCCTTGCTACGATTCTCTTTGATAGTGAGATATTGCAGGTTATCTTCATGGTGCTTCCCTCCCTTTGAAAGGGGCACAATATGATCAACTTCATGACCTTCGGGACAGTTGCGATATATCTCTTTTATCTTTGCAAGATTAGCGCCGGGGTCAAGAACTTTGTATTGTCTTGCGCGATATCTGCTTTGACGCATTGCATTTGATTTTTTGAGGTGCTCCTCACTAACTCTAAGTGCATCTGAGCTACACTGCATAGAGCAATACTTCTTTGATGTAGTAATAGTTCCGCAATGAGCGCAAGGATGAGGAAACACCTTTCTTTCTACTCTGCAAACTCCGCGATTATTATGTTTAGCAGAGCAGGATTTTGAACAGAATCTAGGATTTGACGTTTCTTTATCACAGTGAATGCATTTGTTCATACTATTATTTATTCCTATTGCGTTACGGTACGGTACTAGATTCGAATCATTTTTTATAACACGCCTTACAAAGAGTTAAATAGACATATGAGAAAACTTTTTGCACTAGTAGCCCTTTTGTTTGCAACTCCTGTCTATGCACAGAGTAATCAAACAACCGATGGAACTCATGCTGTATTAGCAGTAGGTGGAATGTTTACTGATCATGGTAATGCCACTGCTACTGTTGACGGCGAGTTGACTACGCAGTATGGTCGCTGGCAGGGAGTTTACGATATCAACTATAACTATCAGCAGAGCAAGAGTGTTGCAACTGTCAACATGGGTGCCGCTGAAATCAAGCGTAACTATGCATTGAATGATAGAAACTATGTAATCGGTGATATTCGTTACGATTACAATCAGTTCCGTCCTTGGCAGAATACTTATGTTGTTGCAAGCGGCTGGGGCTATAAGGTTTATCGTAGCGATCATATCAAGGTCAGCAATGAGTTATCTGCTGGTTATAGACACACTGACGATGGTGACTACTTTGTTGCTCGTGACAGTGTTTGGTTCCGTTATTCAAATGGTCCATTGACCGCGTATAACAAGTTTCTTTATGAAAAGAGCAACATTGATTATTACCGAAATCAAGCTGCAATCACGTATAACTTGAATAATTTGGTTGCAATTGGTGTTCAAAATCTATATACTAGAGATATTAAAGAGAATGATATTACTAGCTTTACACTAGGTGTAAAGTTTTAACAAATACGGAGAGATGGCAGAGTGGTCGATTGCGGCGGTCTTGAAAACCGCTGAACTGCAAGGTTCCGTGGGTTCGAATCCCACTCTCTCCGCCAAGTTTAGAAAGTCCAAATATGTCGTATGTACTGTTTCTTGATGATGTTAGAAACCCTGACGATGTAACTTGGGCTGAATTCCCTCGCTTTGAGACTACATTCACTGTTCGCAACTATGAAGGATTTGTCAATCAAATCTCTCGCGGAGGAATGCCAGCTTTCGTTTGTTTTGATCATGATCTAGCTGACGAACATTATATAGCTATGCTCAAAGAAAACGAAAGTGATCCTGTCAAACAGCTTGAAACTATCGTAGACTATGGTACTGAAAAGACTGGTTACGATTGTGCCAAGTGGCTCGTTGACTATTGCAGTGAGAAAGGTTTCAAGTTCCCTAAGTACATTGTTCACTCAATGAACCCTGCTGGAAAAGAACGTATCACTGGATACATTGAAAATGCGAGAAAACATTTGGATATATGAGGCTTAAACCACTTGTTTAACGAACAAATGATAAATAGATCATACAAGGAAATAAAGTATGATCTGTGATTATGGTTGTGGTAGCAAAGCTATAAAAACGCTTAAGAACAGTAAAAACTGTTGTAGCAACTCACCAAGCTCTTGTCCTGCAATGAAGGCCAAGAATAGCGATAGAGTCAAAGCTAGGCGGGCTATAGCAGGTGACTCTTATTGGAAGAATGGGCACCCTAAGGGCAATACTAGCGGAAAGGCGTTGTTGGGTAAAACTTACGATGCATTGTACGGCAATGAAGCACTTGCCCAACGCTTGTCCCGATCATTGGGTAATAAAGGAAAAGGCTCATACAAGAACTTTACTCCTGAACAGAAACTAGAACACGCTTCTCGTGCTAGAGAAAACATTCTTGCAAGATATGAATCCGGATGGATGCCAAAGGCAGGTAGGTGCAAGAAGATTCAGTATGTATCTCCGATCGCAGGCACTGTCTGGGTAGACGGCACCTGGGAGTTAGCGGTTGCTAAATGGCTAGACCTTAAAGGATATATGTGGAAACGAAATACTACACGATTCCCCTATACTAATCTTAAAGGTAACTTGAGTCATTACACTCCGGATTTCTACGTTGAAGAAATGGGAGGGTATTTAGAGATTAAGGGTTATGAAACTGCGCTAGATCGCTGTAAGTGGTCGCAGTTCTCTGAACCTCTCGTAGTCTGGAAGAAAAAAGATTTAGTAGAGAATAGCATACTAGAGTAAATATATCTATAAGGAAGGTGGGCAGGCTGGTAATGCAGCAGATTGCTAATCTGTACAACCCGCAAGGGTTGAGTGGGTTCGATTCCCACACCTTCCGCCAAGATAATGGTTGACATTCGTTCTGAATGTTGTTATAAGAAATCTATAAAGAAATAAACGCCCGGTTGGCAGAGCGGCCGAATGCAGAGGACTGCAAATCCTCCGAGAGTATTCTCCACGCAAGTTCAAATCTTGCACCGGGCTCCATTATTTGGTTCTGTAGTTAAATGGTATAACGACCGACTGATAATCGGTCATTGGAAGTTCGATTCTTCCCGGAACCACCAAAGTTATATGGACCGGTAGCTCAGTAGGTAGAGCATGGGCCTTTTAAGCCTAGGGTCGAGGGTTCAAGCCCCTCCCGGTTCACCAAATACACAGAAAGGAGAAGGCAATGGGCTGGCGTGATACTCATGTAGACGTTAATGATATGCTTGGTAAGACCTTCTCTAAGGTTACTGCTACTATGGATACAGTAACGTTTGAAAACGATGAAGTATGTTATGTGCTTTATCATGATCAAGATTGTTGCGAATCAGTGGTAGTTGAAGATATCAACGGTGATCTTGAAGACCTCGCGGGTTGGCCATTGCTAATCGCTCGTGAAGATCACAATGCGGATGGAACAAAATTAGATGAAGAATCCTATACGTGGACCTTCTACAACTTCGCAACCTTCAAGGGGTATGTGACTATTAGGTTCCTCGGAACTTCAAATGGTTATTACAGCGAAAGTGTATATTGTAAGAAAGAAACTTTGAAAAAGTAAAAAAAACGGTTGACAAGCAACGAGAAGTATAGTATATCTAGTATATCAAGTGACGAGAAGCTCCGAATGGTCTTTCGTATATTGCTAGTTATTGCTAAGTGGACTAGCTTCTCGTTGCTTGAAAACAACTTAGATGAACACAGTAGGTAGTGCTTTCTTAGATATCATAATGTTAGCAACCAACTCCCGCATTGCGGGTCTGTGTTCTTCTAAGTTGTTTTATCAATAAGCAGTACCGTCTGCTGAACCAATGCCTGAAGGAGATTAAGTTCTCCCCGTAGTCGTTGAAAACAAAACGGACAGTTTATATGGACGTATTGGACAATTGGTTGGTCCAGCAGACTCTTAATCTGCCGCAGAAATGCCTTGTGAGTTCGAGCCTCACTACGTCCTCCAATTCATGCTATAACAGATGCATATGCTATAGCGAGAGAGTACACCTGACGCTGCAGGGTTGCCGGCGTGTATGATAATAAAAAGGTGGGGCAAGAGTCCTCAGGTTTACCCAGTGATTTTATGGCAAATTATTGATAGTGGAGAATGTTATGAAATACAAAATGTACGCTATCTTTGCCAAAGAGAGCGTTGCAAAGATGAAAGGTATTCGAGGTAAGATGTGTACTCAAGCAGGCCATGCTTATCTACATGCTTATTGGGATTCTTTGAATCCTGAGAAGTGCTTTATTGATCAAGTACGAGCATACATGAATAGCGACCGTGCTTACAAGATTACTCTTATCGTAGATACTGTTGATGAGCTTAAGGCTCTCCAGGAAAAGTATAAGGATGTCTGCGGTACGAGTCTTGTAACTGACGCTGGATTCACTGTGTTCAATGAACCAACTACGACTTGTCTTGGTCTTGGTCCTATCAGTGAAGACAACATCGGTGACGATTTGAAAGCGTTGAAGACTTTTACATAATATGGCAGTATAGCTCAGTTGGTCAGAGCGTCCGGCTCATATCCGGAAGGTCGCAGGTTCGGATCCTGCTACTGCTACCAAAGTTTACCCAAAATGATTGATTATCATATTGGTTTATAGTATAAGCAATGAAACACAAAGGGAAGAAGAATGCAAGTTTCACTACGTAAGGCAAATGCAATCCAGATCGCAATCAACGAAGCTCTTAAGGGCCTTGAATTCAAGGCTGATGTCAGCATCAATGAATTCCAGAAGCCAGAAGAAGTGATCGCTGCTGCGTCAACGACCTTCTTTGATAACATCAACCGTCGTAATGCACTGCTCCGTAGTCTCTATGAGATCCGCAAAGCAACTGCATCTGCTAACGCAACTAACGACATTGATGGTCGTCTCGCTGATCTTGCTTTTCTAGAGAAGGAAGTAACTTTCTTCACTGCTTATAGCAAGGCTAAGGAACGTTTGGACGGTGAAGTCATTCGTGGCAAGCTCGTGAAGATTGCCAACCGCACGGAAGATAGCTACTATGCTAAGGCAGAAGTAGAAACTTCTATCTTTACCCAGAATGACATCAAGACCCTTAATCGTCTTGCTGTCAAGGCAAAGAAGGAAAAGCAGAAGTTGCAGGATGAGTTGCTTGAACTTAATGTTCGCACGACCATTGAACTGTCCGACGAGACAGTTGCAACACTGACTAACGAGGATATCCTCTAACAGTTTGGTAGCATCTTCGGATGTTACCGGGGAGAGAAAGAGAGATTAGAGTAGACACCCTGGTATCGGATGATACTTTACAGCACGGCGCTCGAAACGCTTATAATAGCATGAACCAGGCTTTATTCAACTTTGTGAATTGCTTGCTTGGACATACGCTATTTTGCAGTTTGTTTAGTGTTCAGTGTGTATAGATTTTACCCTTTGGGTTGGTCGCTGCATATTGCTTTGTCTATCACTTACTCTTTCTCTTCCAAACTTTTTTCGTAAATAGGCAAAAAAGTTCTTGACAACGGTTACGAACTTTGATATAATGAGTTTATCAAGACAAGAGATTGTCTTAGCTCTTTGAAAATTGAATATAAGAATTGGGGGCATAGCCTCATTAGGGTAAGCACAGTAATGTGCCTAAAGCAAGGTTTCCTATAAACTTGCGCTCGTAAGAGTCCATCTATGCAAGCCTGAACTAGCCGAAAGGCCCGTCCGTAGAAAGGCGGTAGGTAGTAAGTCAGGTATAGCGTCCCGAAGGGGATAGTCTACAGAGCCAAATCGGTGAGTAGATAAGAGGGTTGGCGCTCTCACGATGTACAGCCAAACTGACGAATATCGAAGGTTAACAGGTAGTTATTGAGTCTGACCTCGCAAGGAAAGGCAAGATAGCAATACAAACGAAGAAGGAGGACACTTGCTCCGGATCCGTGAAGTATGGTTGAGTAGCCCGCAAGGCAAAAGACATGAGGTGTGTTGTATTCTGTATCTAACAAGGTATGGAGCAACTGGAGCAGCACATCTTGGTAGGTTCGCAAATAACTCAGCGGTAGAGTAATCCACTTCTAATGGATCGGCTTAGGTTCAAATCCTAATTTGATAAACAAAAGCGAAAGACTGCTCCGGTACTATGTGAAAGGTGCTTAATACCTCACTCGCAAGGGAATGAGGTTCAGGGAAGCCCGCAAGGCCGAACTGATTGATCGGAAAGAAAGCGTAACGGTTTAGCGACTGTGAATAGCCCGCAAGGCTAACGAAAGATAGATGGTCGAATAGCATAGTGCGACGAGTCAAACGCCAGACTCTCAAAAAGGCAGCATTGAGTGATACTAGATGACTGTAACAAGCTCTAGTGGATAACGGTAGAACGGTCCTCGCAAGGGATTCGGTAATGACCAAAGTCACTCGTCTAAAGCTGTAATCTCAGGCTGTACAAAAGATAAATAATATTAGACTATTTTGATGAACACATATGCACCTCCCAAAATTGTTTGTGTGTTCTTCAAAATAGTTTAGTGTCGTGGGGTAGAGGAGTCTGGTCGTCCTCGCTGGTCTCATAAGCCGGAAATCGTCGGTTCAAATCCGACCCCCGCAACCAAGCGGTATTAGCACAATGGTAGTGCAGCAGCCTTCCAAGCTGAGTACGCGGGTTCGATTCCCGCATACCGCTCCAAAGTTTAGATAACTTGCATACTTGAGAAATCAAGCGAACAAATAGGCTAACGAATATGGGCGCTATGCAAGTCATACACTACGAACTGCTGTCAAAGACGATAAATGCCCGACCCAGGCTATTGCAGGACTAGTGTTTCTAAAAGTTAATACACTCTTGCGGGTGTAGCTCAGTGGTAGAGCCCTTCGTTGCCAACGAAGCTGTCGGCGGTTCGAATCCGCTCACCCGCTCCAAACTTATCACTTAAATAGCAGTTTTATTAGGTAGAGTATAAATACTCTTATGCGAAACTCTACCAAAACATATCTGTGCAAAAACTGCGGATCCGAATCTAAGTGGTCTCACCAAAAAACCAATGTTTTCTGTAGCAACAAGTGCTGCGGAGAATATAAATTGAAAGAAACTAAACAGCGTTTCTTGTTAGGACAGGTTGCAGAAAGACCTATTCTACGGCGATTGCTCACTGAAACAGTAGGATATTCGTGTAGTGAATGTAGCATAAGCGAATACAACAATCTCCCTATCACATTACAAGTAGATCATATTGACGGCAATGCTTCAAACAATATGCCCGATAATTTGCGATTGATTTGTCCTAACTGCCATAGTCAATCTCCTACTTTTGGAGGAAGAAATAAGGGCAATGGTAGAGCAGCAAGAGGGCTTCCACTAAGATAACAGCATAAATACATTATGCAAATAATTTCATACCAAGGTATATACGATGGGCAGAACTTTGAATCTGCTAACACACCTAACCAGTTGGGTCAAGCATTCAACAATGGTTATTCCGTCGTGGCTGATGTATGGAGAATAGATGATGTTCTCTGCATTGGTACTGAAAACAATCCAATACAAGTCACTGACAAGTACCTTCAAGGCAATCGTTTTTGGTTGAACTGTCGCAATGATGATGCTTATGCTTATCTATTAGCACAGCCAAGAAAACTATATCCTCATGTTTTTCAGTTTTCAAATGACACAGAATCAACACCTGCTGATGTAACAGGTGGTCAGCAAATGGTACCGGGCAATGTACCTATCGACAACGCTACAAGCATTGTATTTCTTCCTGAGATTGTAGATCGTGGATTGTTGAGTACTGCTAAGCTACGCTGTTATGGTGCTGTTAGTGTTTACTGCACCTTCATTCGTAGAATGCGTACAGAAGGTCAGTGGTACGGTGACGTAAACATACCATTCTAATTCATAACTATCTAGCACATTGGTGCTTTATCTTTTCTCGCCGGCTCAGCTAATGCTTAGAGCGAAATGGTACCGAGACCCTTCCCCACAAACTTTTTAAAAACAAATTGAATAATAGCATTTAGTGCTTGACACTATGCCCAAAACATTGTATAACAGTTATAGAAAGGAATTAAACATGCCATCAGTTTTTCTGACCAGCGACACTCACTTTGGTCATAAGGGCATCTGCCAGTTCACGAACTACGATGGCTCGCCTGTGCGTCCATGGGACGATGTGAATGAAATGGACGAAGAAATGATCAAACGGTGGAACGAAACCGTTGGTCCCAAAGATAAAGTCTATCACCTGGGCGATGTTGTCATCAATCGCAAGAGCCTGCAGATCCTGGATCGTCTGAATGGTGATAAGGTTCTGATCAAAGGCAATCACGACATCTTTAAGCTGTCTGACTACACGAAGTACTTTCGTGACATTCGTGCTTATCATGTTATGAATGGTTGTATCCTGAGTCATATTCCTGTGCATAAGGACAGCATCGCTCGTTTCGGTGCTAACATTCATGGTCACACTCATGGTAATCGTGTTATGAAACAAGAAATCAATGGTATTGGTCCTCTCGTGATTGATCCAGATTACTTCTGCGTTTGCGTTGAGCAGACTGACTACCGTCCGATTCTGTTTGAAGAAGTATTGCAGAAGATCAAGGATCAGGGTGGAACTGTCGGTTTCAGAAATGGTAACGGACCTATAATGTGAGGGGTTGACACTCCTCACATTATATGTTATAGTGAGACTACAATAATGTTTGAAGATGAATGGTGTTCATTTGAACCAAGGGAGTTAAAAATGCCGTATTACAACGATAGATACCGAACTCGCGGTGACGATGTTGCTACTGCATTGCTTGAAGCATATGCTGATGGTGTTGAGTTTGCGGAACTTATTCGTAAGAACGCAACTGTTCGCCAGTACTGGTACACTGTGCAGAGTGAACGTGCAGATAAGCTCAAGAAGGCTGAGCAGGAAAAGATTCGTAGGCAGAAGGCTGCCGAAAAGAAGAAGCTGGAAGATGCCGCTCGTGCAGAAGTTGTTGCGAAGTTGACTCCAGAAGAACTTGCTGCGTTTGGTCTTAACAAGAAAGGATATCACCGATGAGCGAAGATACTGAACTCCAGATCGCACCCGAAGTTTACGAAGAAATCCTTCGTAACACTGAAAAGAAGAACTATATCAATCAAAACGAGCGTATCCTTCGCAAGACGATGGTTCAGCTTGTTAAGAGCGGTCATGCTACTTTCTTGTTCTTGCGTGATGATGAAAGCCGTGCATGGTGGGGCAAGGTCGTTAAGGCTGCTACTGAAACGGTAAACAAGCGTAAGGAAGCGTGGGACAAGTATCATATTAAGCTGAATGCTTGGAACCGACTGTCCGAAGCTGATCGCAAGACGTTGAAGCTAACTATGCCTAAAGAGCCTAAGATTTAACTATGGAACATAGAGATTATCTTGGCCGTGATATTGAAGTTGGGGATAGCGTTATTTTCGTTATCCCCAACGGACGAGAACTGCAACTTGGTAGAGTCACTAAATTGACTAACAAGAACGTTAGAGTTGCATTTCGGCATGATCGGGGCTGGCAGAAGGATCGTGAAGACACTACTATTCGTCCCCCTAAAGATGTTGTGAAGGTCGATGGACCTTATCTAACTATGTTTCTGCTCAAGCGAGACTAAATTATCTCTTTAACGTAAGAAAGAAAAAAGAAATGATGAATACCTACGAACCCGAAATTAACTTCAATGATCACGATTGGGATATCTTTTCTAAGTGGTTGAAGGGTGTGATTTATACAGCAGGCGCAACTGTTACCTTTACTAAGAAGGATGGCACTGAACGTGTTATGAAGTGTACGCTTCAACCTGATCTTCTCCCTGTGCAGGAAATTAAGGAAGATGCAAAGCCGCGCAAAACTTCGGATTCTACAATGGCAGTCTATGATCTTGACGCAAATAGCTGGCGCAGTTTCACGATTCGGTCGGTGAAGCGTGTAGAATTTGCGATGAGCGAAGACTAAAACTACCAATAAAAGCATATTATAGTGGCGCTAAGCCACTAAGTATTAGTGTCAGTTGTGAGAATTCTGACACAAGAGACCAGCTTTATACACTGGTTTCGATTGACTGATATTTCAGTTGATTGCCGCACGATCACATAGTAAGAAACACAAAGGATATATCCTGTTTCTTATTCTGATCGTCGGAAGAGCTACTTTAGTAGATAGATAGGGTGTCCCATTAGAAGGACAATACAATATACCCATCGTATCATAGAGCGGCCCAATTAAGGAAATAAAATGTATAATTCTCAACTAAAGACTACTGATGTAGTCAATGGTGTAAAGTTAATTGTTGCCTCACTTGCACTATTAATCGGTTGGCACAACTATAGTACAGCACACGCAGCAACTGGCGTACTAACACAATATCACACGGTGCAGCCGCATCCCCAGTTAGTACAAATCTCGCCAGTAAAAATAAAAGAAAAACAAATTGAACTAGGCTACAAGAAGGCTAAATTCCTGTCAGTCGTGGAAACAACAGATAAGATTCATTACTCAAAGAACGATTTGTTCTGTATGGCTAAGAATATCTACCACGAAGCTGGCAATCAGTCCGAAAAGGGCAAGTTAGCAGTAGCACAAGTCACTATCAATAGAACCCGCGATCCTAAGTTCGCCGGAAGGGTTTGTGATGTGGTAATGGCTAGAAATCAGTTCTCTTGGACTAACAATCATAGAATGCGCTGGACACACCCTAAGGGAGAAATGTGGAACGAAAGCGTTAGAGTAGCAAAGAATGCTCTTGAAAATGGCGTTAGAGTCAAGGGAATGGAAAGTGCATTGTACTATCACGCAAACTATGTTCACCCTCGTTGGAGACATGTTGAGCGTTTAGCACAGATTGGTGCACATATATTCTATGTGAGAAACGTATAACAAACAAATTAGGTAGGGTCTTAATCGGCCCTACCTTTTTTTGTGGCTGGCACGATTTTGGTTGACACGGTTGCCCAAAACTGTTATAACGAATGTATAGCAAGGAGACACTGATATGTCGTTTTTCACTATCGTCGGTATGATCGTTTCGGGTATTGTTGCTTTTGTGTTTGTTGCAATTACTGTGATCCTGGTCAAAGACTTCATCGGCTATCAGAAGGGCGCTCGAAATGCTCGTGATTATAGCTATACCGGTCCTGATCGCGGTCAGTGGTTCTGGACCAAGTATGGCGCCAAGACTTGGCTAAGCTCGTTCCGTAAGGGCGGCGGCTGGTTCTACACTGTTGCTGACCCTGAGGATGATAACTTCGACCTGGAAATCTATGAGGATGGTCGTATCGTTCGTAAGCCCACTCGTTATCCCGGCTAAGGAGTAATCATAATGCTTGATAATACCCTCAAGTGGGTTGGTACATTGTGTACGATTGGTGGCGCTATCGCTACTTCTGCAAGTGTTGATCCGCTCAACGTTGTACTGTTCAACATAGGTTCTATTGCTTGGCTCATTGCTGCTGTGCGTATGCGCGAGACTGCTTTGATTGCAGTGAATGCAGGTCTGTTGGTCATCTACATGGCAGGTTGTGCTGTACGATTTTTTTAAGTTTTCTTCATTTTTTGGTTGACACCCGTTACCCATTTTGATATAAGTAATATATCAAGACAGAGAAAGACACACATGATTATCAAGAATAAGATTGACAACGAACCGGTTCTTTCGAACGTCGGTGAGGTTGGCGAGTTCCGTATTCGCAATAGTGCTAAGGCGTTTGGCATTCTTTCGTCTGGTCTTTATGCTAACAAGATTCGCGCTATCATCCGCGAATACTCGTGCAATGCTGTTGACTCGCACGTTGAAGCAGGCAACACTGATACTCCTTTTGATGTTCATCTTCCCAACTCGCTTGAACCTTGGTTCTCAATCCGTGACTATGGTGTGGGTCTTGATGAACAGCAGGTTCGCAACATCTTCACTACTTACTTTGAATCCACTAAGACTGGCACTGATGAACTGATTGGTGGGCTGGGCCTCGGTTCCAAGTCTGCTTTCAGCTTCACTGACAATTTCACTATCGTTGCCGTCAAGAATGGCATCAAGCGTGTCTACACTGCATTCATCAATGATCAGGGTGTTCCTTCGATTGCCCCGATGGGTGAAGAAGGTTCCAATGAGCCTGCTGGTGTTGAGATTCGCTTTGCTGTTGAAGACTCGCTGGACTTCCGTAAGTTTCAGGAAGAAGCTCGTCACGTTTACAAGCATTTCAAGCTGCGTCCTGTAGTCTCTGGCGGTATCGGTGGATTCACGTTCATTGAACCCGAGTACACTGACCGTGATATTATCCCGGGCGTACATTCTACTGCTAGCACCCGCAACGGATATAGCTATGCTATCATGGGTAACATTGAATACCCCCTGCAGGTTCCTGCGAATGCTGACCTCGGTGATCTTGAGCACCTATTGACTTGCGGGCTGGCCATTGAGTTTGGTATTGGTGAACTTGATATTCAGGCTTCGCGTGAAGGTCTGTCTTACATTCCTGAAACGATTGCTGCTATCAAGGCAAAGCTGGAAGCACTGAATGAGGTGCTTGCTGATCGCATCGCAGAAGAAATCGCTGCTATCAAGAATCCGTGGGAAAAGGCTTATCGTCTTCGCACTCGCATGAACACCTCGCTTTGGAATGCTGCGGTTCAGAAGTACCTTGCTGACACTGGCTTTGATCTGATCAACGCTAATCGCTATGGTGATGGCAAGACCTTTTACTTCTCCGAAGATACTCTGGCGAAGAAGTTCAATATCAAGATCACTGCTTTCAAAATGCGCGGTAGCTACTATGGTGATCGTGTTGCTTCTACGCTTCTTATGCAGAATGTCTATGACAACACTAAGGGCTATAGGGACTCCACTCCGCATTGGTCGATTCAGGTAGCTGACACTACACAGTTTGTCATTAACGATACTACGGTCGGTGCTGGTAATCGTGCTAAGTATCACTGGAAGACTGTTAAGGGCATGGGCGGTAATGATTATGTCTACGTCCTTGAGAAGGCTGACAAGAAGAAGGATATGCGTACTAAGGCATTCTTCAACGCTCTTTCTACTCCTCCTGCTACGCAGATTCGCAAGGCTTCTACGCTGATGCAGAAGGAACGTGCTGCTGGTATGGGCAAGGACGTTTCTATCCTGCATCTTGAAAAGCGTGACAACAAGGGTTACATGCGTAGCAACGATATGGTCTGGCGCGATGCTGGTTCGCTTGCTGCATTTGATGATAGCAAGACTTACTATTATCTGCCCATGAGCGGTTTTCAGGCTCAGGGTGTCGCTAAGGACTATGATATGAAGTCTTTTGCGAAGGCTCTTAGGGATTCGGGCATCTTGACTGAAACGGTCTATGGTGTTCGTAAGGCTGACCTTGAAAGTGTTCAGGGTAAGTCTAACTGGGTCAATCTTGACGAATATGTTTCGGCAAAGCTGGCTCAGCAGGGTGCGCTTGACGTTAAGGGTATCGTTAAGGAAGCTATCGGTCACACCGAATACTTCAAGTTCCCCTATGTGCAGAATGAGATTACGAATACTAATAGCCCATATCTCAAGATGTACAATGAGTTTGCTACTGTCAATGCTGTGAATAAGTCGGCTCGTCAGGGTTTCCAGACGCTCTGCACTATCTACAACGTGACCGCAGGAAATGTTAACGTCACCGACGAAATTGCTAAGTACAATACTGAAATGCAGAATGTTCGGTCGCGTTATCCGCTCATCAATGAACTGACTCGTTACTTCCGTGATTACAAGTCCATTGCTGAATATATCAATGCGATTGATATGCTCAAGGGCATTTAATTCTTGACAAATCAAACTTAATGTGTTATAACTTAGTTCTCAACTCGTAATAGAAGGTAATTTAATATGTCGTTTCCGTACATCATCCAGGGTTCGAATATCACTGTTGTTATCGGCACTACGCCGCATACTGTGACTAAGAGCCATATTGCATACAATAAGCTGCTCAACGCTATCAAGTCCAATGATTGGGAAACTGTTCAGGACATCATTGAGCCGAAGAAGGCTGTGATCAACTTCGGTCAGGGCAACATTGAGATTGAAGGCGACAAGATTTTCTGGAAGGGCCGCGAAATGCACAATGCGCTCACCAAGCGCATGGTTGCTATGATTCAGGAAGACTTCCCGGTCGAGCCGCTCGTTGCTTTCATGGAAAATCTCATGGAGAATCCGAGCAAGCGGGCTGTCACTGAACTCTATGGTTTCCTCGAAAAGAACACTCTTCCGATCACTCCCGATGGTTGCTTCCTCGCTTACAAGAAGGTCCGCGGCGACTACATGGACTGTCATTCGGGTACTGTGCTGAACAAGCCGGCTGTCTATATGACTGACGCTGATAAGGCTGTTCTGGTCGAAGCTGCTGGTAAGAATAACGAAGTTACTGTTGATGTGGTTGATGGTGTGACGGTTGTTTCTATGGATCGTAACATGGTTGACGATGATCAAAACCGTACTTGCTCGGTCGGTCTGCACTTCTGTTCGAAGGATTATCTCAATCACTTCGGCGGTGATCGTATCATCGTTCTCAAGATCAATCCGCGTGATGTTGTCAGCATCCCGAATGATTACAATGACTCTAAGGGCCGTGCTTGCCGCTACGAAATCGTTGATGAAATCGACAAGGATAAGGCTGACGAAGCCTTTGAGAAGGCGGTGCAGGCTAAGGCAGAAGCCGAAGCCAGCGTGATCGCTGAAAAGGAACTTGCTAACTTCATCAAGGCTGCGCGTGCTGCTGCTGTTGAAGCTGCTAAGGAACAGCTTGCTTCCGATAGCGAGTAATCTAAACTAATTTGGTACCGGCAGATTATTTTAGTCTGTCGGTACCTTTTTGGATAAAAAAGGTTGACAATGGGTACCCATTTTGTTATAACGAATGTATAGCAAGGAGATACTGAAATGAAGTATATGATTCAAATCAGGACCACTGTTGATGAAGCTGAAAAGTTCATTCGTCAGCTTTCCACTCAGGGCTACACCGCACACCGAGTGTGTGACGATGTTCATTTCACCGATGATGAAACCGGCATGACTTCTATTCGCTATGCTGTTAGTTTTGTCGGAGACGAAGCCTGTATCGGCGTTCGTCCTTCGTAATAGGAGATACTGAAATGCTTCCTGAACTCTATCAAGCTATTCTTGTCAACTTTGGCAATGATATTTACCTCGGTAAGTCGCTTCACGATGCTATGGATGCAGTGAAGAAGGCTGGCTTTGAAGCTATTGTGCTGCTTAATGGGGCACTCATTGCTTCGTTTTCTCCTATCAGTGGTTGGAAGTATTACAATGCCTAAGGATCCTAATCAGCTTTTTGAAGATGGTTTCGCTAATATCTGCCTTGCTGCCTACAAACTCCGTAAGGAAGGTAAGCATCAGGAAGCATGTGATGGTATTGGTCATATCATTGACCTTTTGATGCAAGATCGTCAGGAAATCCGAAAGATCGCAAAAATTAATTTGTAAAAAGGTCATTTTTTGGTTGACAAGTTTACCCAAACTTGTTATAAGAGTATATCAAGAGCGAAGAAAGGGTTTCTAAAATGGCTATCATTTTTCTCAACATTGAAACGATGAATGAAGAACCCGGCACGTTCGTAAAGTACGTCGGTCCTTTCAAGGCTATGATCAAGAATCAGGCTGGACAGAAGTTGGTTGTTGATATTGACGATTTTTGGGCCCGGTGATTTTTTGGTTGACTTACCCATAAAACGGGTATATAGTTAATTATAGACTGAGAAAACGGAGATACGAAATGGCTTATATGTCGCAGCAGCACAAGCAGGAACTGGCCCCCGCGATCAAGGCTATCTGCAAGAAGTATGGCATCAAGGGTTCGCTGGCGGTTCGTCATCACTCTACTCTCGTTCTCAACATCAAGTCTGGCAAGATCGACTTCGCTAAGGATTCGACCTCTGACAACTATAACTATCAGGTCAACACTTACTGGGCGCACGAACACTACACCGGTAAGGCTAAGAAGTTTCTCGCAGAAGTCATTGCTGCGATGAAGGGTCCGAAGTTCTTTGATAACTCGGATGCCATGACTGACTATTTTCATGTCAGCCATTACATTGACATCAACGTGGGCAATTGGAATAAGCCCTACATCGTAACTAAGTAAGGAGAATTAATATGACTCGTCAGTGGTTTGTTCAGGTCCGTCTTAAGGACGAAGCGGGCGCCGCAGTTGCCCGGCAGTATGTAAATGCTGCGAATTCGTATGAAGCTATTCAGATTGCAAAGGCTCTTTATGGTCGCTTGCTGATTTCTGAGAGCGCATTTCCCGCGTAATGAAAATATGGGTGCCCAAAGTTGTTGACTTTGGGCACCCTTTGTGTTAACTATAAACTATAACAGAAACTGGAGTAATAACTATGACTGCACAAACTTTTACCGTAGTCGGTATCACTGATCACAATAGTAGTGTCAAGGTTCGTTTCACTGATGACTTGGTTCGCCGTGTCAAGCAGTTTAGTAAGGGTGGCGCTACTCGCATTGACTTTATTGAACTGCCCAATGCAATGACTAAGATTGAAGCTCTTGAGTATATGCTTACTTGTAAGGAGTTTCAGTCCGAAGATGATCAGGCAACGATTCAGGACACTCTTGAAGACAAGATCAAGGAATCTCGCAAGGGTGAAGTGAAGGTCAAGGCTAAGCCTTCGCTTGATGCTATCAAGAATCGTCCTCGCAAGGATGTTTCCGTTGACGATATTCTAGGGGCTGTCAATGGCTAAGGGTATCACAAAGGTCAGTGATAAGCTAAAGAAGGTTTCCGAACAGGTCAATGTTTACTTCTATGACAATGCTTATATGGTAGAAGTCAGTGGACGAGACAGTAATGACGATTGGTCAAATGTCAAGTTGGTCTGTCGTGATCTAGCAGAAGTTCGAATCATTCTTGAAGAAGTAGATTCGCTTCCCAAGGACAATTAATGAAAAGCCCCCTTAATCGGGGGCTTTTTTATGGGTTGTTTACTGATTTGATGACCCAGAAGTCACTACTCATGCTAGTGTTCTGAATAACCTGATATGGCATATAGAAGTACCCGTGATCGCCCCAGTTCGTTCCCCAGCTATTCTTGACGATGAAACGCTGGGTACTATTGTTGTATCCAACTAGAAGCACTGCGTGGCCTCCTAGGACGCTCTCTGAGCGTGTGTTGGGGTAGGGCATGTTAGCAGTAGTATGCCACCAATTGCCACTCTCAAAACTGCTGTAAACAGTGAATCCGATAACAACAGGATATCCATTTGCAAGCGCATTGATACATGCATTGAAGTCGGTAGCACGTTCGTACAGTGTAACCTTACGTCTAGCAGCATCAGACACAGCAGCACTACTAGGAGCTGTTCTAAACTTATTTATATTGTAAGGCCATAGAGTTTCTAACGGTGCACCATAAGTGTAGCAAGCTCTGATGCCGTCTCTAATATATGCACCGCTATCATAGTTAACCGTGCCCTCTAATAATCTTTCATAGTAGTAGATGAATAATCTACTGACTTCGGTGTTCTTACCGTTCTTCTTGTCAATAATTTCTATCGCTTCTGCAATAGCATTACCTGTGCAGCTTCCTAGATTACCCTGATCTTCAACTGGAGTAGGATACAATGTTCTAAGATCAACAGTTGATGGAGTAGTAGATAGAGTTACTGGTTGATAGATATAGTCTCGTGAGTCAGGCTTGTCAGCTACCCAGTGATATTTAGGAATACTAAAATCAGATTTAAAAGCAGTAGCAACTATGGGCTTATGGCTTAGACCAGGATCTTGTGTAACATCAATAACTGTGCGTGGATCTCTCATTGTTGTTTTCCTTATCGTAGATCAAAAAGAATAATTTCCGATTCTTCTGGATTAGTTATGTTGATATTAGATTCTTCAATAAAACTTAGTCCATCGCCCTCAACTAACTCTAAACCGTTAACAGTTATAGTACCAGTCACTACATACAAGTAGTATTTTCTATTACTGTCTAAGTCAAAGCTAAAGTCTTGTGTGAATATTCCAGCTAGTAATCTTGCATCTTGCTTAACTGGTAATCTTTCTGTTATATTACAGAACTTATTTAGCTTATCTCGCCTAGAAAACATGCACCATTCATGTGTTGGTTGAGTATCAAATACATTTGGTCTGATCCATATTTGCAGATAACGATTTGGGGTGTCACTGGTATTACCTTCAGTGTGATGTATACCACTACCTGCACTCATGCGTTGGACAGCACCAGCTGGAACTTCTATATCATTACCCAAGCTGTCTACATGATGACTTGAACCCTCAACTACATAGCCGAAAATTTCCATGTTCTTGTGTTCGTGCCAGGGAACTTGCCATGCATACTGAACCCGATCATCATTGATAGTTTGTAAGTCGCTAAAGTTCATATAACGACTATCATAGTAACTAGGGAAACTGAAAGTTCTTCTTGTATCCATGAAGGGCGCAGTAATATGGCCCCTACTATTAGCGGGACGATGTACGATCATTTAGCACCAATTAACTTGATCAACGATAGGAGGTTGAATTAATGTGAATGTTGCTGGAAACAGAAATGTTCCATTTGCTGCCTTCATAGTAGGTGAAAATCGTGGATCCTGTCCTGGAGTATCCCAGCCAGTAACATTAGTATCAACTGTGCCCATAGCTAAAAAGCTAGTCTCATTCATTATGACCATTACATTGCGTGTAGTATTAGTGCTACTTCCCGGGGCCCATTGTACATCAAACAAGTAACTATTGCTACCGATTGATAAACTATTATTGTTAAAAAAGTTTACTAACTCAGCAGCCTTTGGACCAGTTAGAGTAGGATTGTAACATGCTCCGGTAGAGTTGAAGTCGCCGCCGATACTAAACCCTGTATTATCGCCCTCACAACCTGTACCAAAGCCAACACTACTAATGTCTGCTGAAGTTAATACGAATAAAGGTCTCGTAGCACCAATGTTGATGCCACCGCCGACGCTAATCCCTGCTCCTAATTGTATTCCTGATACGCTCATCGTTTATTCCTTAAAGCCCGAATCTTGTTCTATTAGCATTCCAGCTAGCAGTTACATCGTCTGCATTCATATATCCATCATAGATATTGACAATACCTAATTTACCGTCCCAGTACTCGGCATTGTCCCATCTTTCCATCAATCTAATGCCTTGTCCACTGCCATATGCATTACCCGCAGCGATAGATGATGATTCTACTAATGTATTATTGACATACAAATTAACATTGTAACCATCATATGTACCTACAATTTGATACCAGTTATCAGGTGTTAGACTATAATCAGGGTTAGTATAAATCCATTGACCTCCATTCCACCACCCGGTTGATAATCCGGTTGTAGTATTAGAGATAGAACCTAAGGTATAGTTGATTCCGCTATCCCCTGTATAGGTCTCTGTTACGATTTCAGGTGATCCTGGTGTATTGTTACCCGTGTAATAGTGCCAAACTTCAACTGCCCATGTACTTAGATTAGGTAGGCTAGAAGTACAAATTGCAGATTGACTTGAAGCTGCATCAAAGACTAAACTACCACCGTCAATGTTGTCATATGTAACACCGTTTTGTAATATGAACGCACGATCAGAGATAGAGTCAATCCAAGACACTTCGCTAGTGAATGCGTAAGACTGACCTGAAAGGAATACACCATTGCTAATAGTTACTATAGTACTATATTGATCACTTGGATTGCACGAAACCGCGGTTACTACCCATGTAGGATTTCCAACTACAGTCCATCCTATGGTAATATCTGCATATCTTGAATCATTAGGTCTAAAGAAATTACCGGTATCACTATTAGAACCGTTAATATTCTGTGAGGCTGAAGTAGTAACAACACTGTAAGTTGCAGCGTCAAGATTCAACATTAATACAGGAGGCATATGTATACTAATACCTGATCCAAGTGTTATGCCAGTGCCTGTGATTGTTAATCCGCTCATTTACCTGCTCCTTTAAAAGGAACTCGTTCTGGTCTTGCTGGCTCTTCAGGCTTAGTTGGTGCTGACAATCTAGGGGCACTCTTGATTGCTTCTTGTTTAGCAGCAGCGTTTTGCTTGAACTGTTCTCTAGCAGCTTGTGCCTCAGGGGTGTTAAGATGAAATGTCATGATATTGTCCTTTATTTAGCACCAATATAGTCCGCCTGATTGAATTGTCGGAGTGCGTAATGTGAATGTTGCTGGGAAGTTAAATGTACCCGGAACAGTAGTACCACCGGGATCAACATTAGAAGGATTTGCAGTTTCGTATGCTGTATTAGTTGGATCTACCGTACTGATAAAAAGTGAACCATATGTTGCGCTATAACTCATTCTTACTAAACCATTTGGTATCGTGCTACCATCTCCCCAAGTCACATCAAAGATGTATGCATTGAAGTTATTTACATCATATGGTGCATTGTTGTTTTCTGGATTCTGTGTATACACACCTATTGACCTAAAGAACGCAAAAACATTTTGTGCCACTTGTTCGCTTGTAGGATAGATTTGTGTATAATTATTCCCAATAGTACCACTGCTCTGCGAGATTGAGTTGTACGGGCCGCCGCTCCCAAAATCACCAGGGTTGATAGTGAATGAAGTCACAAGTGGATCAATTCCTGCGTTAAACGCAGGGAATGCTCTTGTATCGCCAGGCCACATAATACGAACTGCGCCACCGCCGCCGACACCTCCTGTATAGTATGTAACATTGCTGACACCGCCGCCCCAGCCGCCTTGACCTACGATAACTTGTAGCTGCTGTCCCGCATTACCCGGGCTGCCTGGATTTACACTGACATTGTTCTTATATGCCAGTGCGCCACCGTTACCACCGTCCCATAGACTTGTGCCGCTACCGCCACCACCGCCTGGCCAGCCACCAGCACCACCAGCCCATGAGCTAGCCATACCACCTTGTGTTCCCGAGTTACCTCTACGAGAGCCGCCTCTGCCGCCTACTGCCTGTGCTTGCCACTCTGAATAAGGACTGTTGCCACTGTAAGTATCGTTATCTACCCAGCCGCCGCGTGTGCCCGGGTTGCCAACGCCATACAAACCAACGCCACCACCACCAGATCCGATATCATCATAAATGCCACCGCCACCAGCGCCGGATCCACCGATATTACCATCACCTTGTCCGTCAGTATTAGTTGGAAGAGCCTCACTTGCGCCAGTACCACCATTTGATCCTACGTTAGGTGAACCAGCAATGAAAGTGTATCCGCTTGGTATTGGATGTGCGTTGCTTTCATTGATAGTCCATTTACCAATGCCATTCTGATCACCTTGTGTAGTCATTAAGTACAATGGAACTGATATTGTAAATGGTACACCATTCGTATCTGTTGAAGGATCGGCACCAGGATCGCCCATCCAATCACCGCCGTTGACTCTAACCCATGTCAATTGGTTTAAAACATTAGAGTTGTCAATAGCAATATCAACTACGTCACCTGTTGTAAATGTAGGATATCCTGTATAGGCTTGGGCACCGTTTGTAACAAAACTTCCATCATTGTAGAATGCACCACCATTAACATCACTACCTACATAGCTTTGTAGATTAGCGCCATAGTTACCAAAACCAATACCTTGGTTGCCTGATGGCGCCGCAGTAGTCATAGTTAAACTGAACATTACCTTCTGACCGGTATCTATTTCATATGTACCTGTTGCAATACCAGGATAACTTGCATTGTTTGCAGTTGCTTCAACGGATAAATTATAATCAGATAAACCCAATACAATATTTGCCTCACCTGTATTGGTATTTCCATTGCTATCATAAACAAATGTTTGCGTAGGATCAAATGCTACCACAACATCGTTAGTACCATAGCCACCAGCACCAGCGCCGCCGATTGGCCAGGAATCCAACGCATCTACTACGCCGCCCTTACCGCCGCTATCTCCCCATAATGGTAATGCACGTGGCCCCGGAGTGCCATCTTGATTTGTATAATATCTACTATCGGTGATTTGTGGAGCACCTTGTGCGCCTACGATAGTTTGACCTAAGAAATGATATGTGCCGCCGTTTGTTGATGTCACCGTAGGAGAGATAGTTAATACCACATTTGCTGTATCAGTGCTGTCTACCGCAGTAACCATACCATAAACATTACCTTGAATCAATGCCTTGTTGGGATAGTCATTGTTAAAGTCTGCACTCGTGATCAACCAACCCGGAGCAACATTGCCTAATAGTGCAGCATTGTTACCGCCGGTGCAATCAAATGTTATGAACGGTGCATCACTATAACCGGCATTTGTAGTCATGTCTATATTGAAATGTGCCCACTGAGAGTAAACATAACTATCACCACCTGGAGGGCTGAAACCACCCCAAGTACCGCCGCCACCGGCACCAACAGCTACCATGCTGACACTACTTACACCTTGTGGAACTTGGAAAGTATACTCACCCGGTACAGAGAACAATTGACTGTATGACTGAACAGGCATGTCATTGTCTTGACGCTTAGAGTTAACACCATATGGATTACCATATTGATTTGTGTAGCTAGTAATTTCGCCGGCACTCAGTGCATAATCCCACACCGTCATCACTGCAAGATCACCATTCAAATAGTTGTTGCCTCCTATTGTACCCCAATATAATGGTTCGTTACTTCCAATTGGAGCTACGCCTGTTGCTGAACTTACTAATTGGCCGTTAGTATACAACTTCATAGTTTGGCTAACACTGTCATATGTAAGTGCTACTGCATACCAGGTATTATACTGATACGGCGTAGTATTATCAAGAACTACTGGAAAGTCGTTAGTATTATTTGCACACAAGAAGGGATAATTTCCGAAAATGTTTTGAGGGACAAACTCAAAATACATGTGGTCGCCACCGACGATGCCGCCGCCGTTACCGCTACCTGGATCAAAACCTTTCATTCGGACTACAGCAAAGATAGTGTAGCTACTACCAGCTGGAATGTTATATCCGTTGATAGTCTCGCTATCAAGATATTGATTATTTAAACCACCATCAAATGTTACATAACTTAGTGAACCGTGATTAACGAAGTCACTACCTGTTATATTGCCACTGCCTTCGTTAGTAACATAGACTCCGGTATTACCATATGCACCGTTAGCATAATCTGCTGATGTATCAAAGATTAGATTAGTATTTGCTGGCGGCGGGCTATTAAGAAAGTCATTGTGCTGCAAATCAATGCCCTGACCGTTGAAGCTCGCACTGTTGCCCATGACATATTGCAATATCATGTTACCTGTTGGAGCCGAACCGACTCCCAAAACCATTCCCGATCCTAATACTACGCCCGGTGCAATCTGCATATCTTATCCTTTGATTCTTTCTCTATATTTATCGTATTCGTATTGTTACAAACCAAACACGCTTTTCAGTCCATAGTAGTTCTGTTGTATCTGCTCTTGTGTCAACTTAGCAGTATATAAAAACATATTAGCAATATACCCAAATGGTTGTCCGCCAGGAGCACTTGCATTGCCTGTAATGTTGTGATTATTACCTGCGGATGACGCTGTAGTAGTACCTACTTGTTTTCCGTTTATATAAAATGTTTGTCCACTACTATCACCAGTCACTGCCCATTGTGTCCATACATTAGCAAGACTGGATACATCATATCCGGCTGAATGAAAGTTAGTACCGTTGTTGTCCCAAGTTCCTAATTGATTAGTGCCTATACCAATTAACAATGGATGATCATCGGGATAGGTTCTAAAAAGTGTACGATAGTTTGCTGTACTAGCAATCATCCTAGCCCATGAAATATACGTAAAGCCTGATGTAGGTAACACTGGCCCTGCACTAGCGGCTGATATAGCATTGTTCACACTAGGACCACTACAGTCAAAACATTTAACCCCACTTAATACAGTATATTGACTAGCGTTTATGATATTCTGTGTTCTACCGTTACCGCTCAAGTCAGTGATCGTAGTACCAGTACCGGGATAACTAGATGAGTTGTTAGCATCTATCCATATGGCAAGGTTTTGCCTGATGATACTAGCATCAACAACTCTTGTACCTTTAAGTGCGACACCTTGAATTATCATACTAATCGCTCAATAGTAATCAAGTTGTTATTGTAGCTGGCACCAATCTGTAGTGTGATACGATAGGCTCTGTTGTTAGTAGTGTCAGTAATAATGTATGTTGATGTGTCACCTGCACCAGTAAAGTTATAGCCAAATTGAGAAGTACTTGGAGTGGTGTTGACTGTACCGCCTCCTGAATTTCCGCCAGTGCTAGCAGTCAATGAATAACTGCTGCCTATCAATATATTAAACGATCCTGATACGGCAGCCAAACTTAATCCACGCTGACCACTTGTTGTAACTGTTGCTTTGAGGTTGTCCATTGTTACAAATGTACCAGCATTCACTAGTCCGCTTACACGATTGTTTAGTAATGTGTTTACACCTGCCGCTGCTTGACTCAAATCAATATAAGCACCGCGAGCAGAACCGCCGCCTTCAAAGAATCTGATTCTATCAATGTACTGATCAACGATAACAGCATTACCACTCAGTGAACTATTAGGAGCTTTAGTGAAATCAATTTCAGCACCCTCGTTAGAAGGACCTATACCCTGCGCCGGCAATGTTAACACGCCAGTGTTATCAAATGTTGCTGAATAACTTCCAGCAACAAGAGTAACGTTCGGGCTTGTACCTTGAACATTACCAGTGATAGATATGTTGCCACTAAAGTTATTAGCGACAACATTACCAATAACATTGACTACACCAGTACCGTCTGGATCAAGAGTGATATTACCGTTGCTACCTGATACAGACACAATGTTTGTTGTGCTTGCTAATACTAGATTACCAGTAACGTTGGCATTACCTGCCTTGATATTGCCTGTAGTAGTGATAGTGTTACTACCAAATGACGCTAAGAAAGTAGCAACATTGCTGTTGTTATATATTATAGGAGCAGTGTTTTGATAAGATCCGTCATTGAATACAATATAGTTAGCGATTTGCACATTTCCGTTAGCTAACGTTAGGTTTCTACTCCACCCACCATTTATTGATCTATCAAATAAGTCGCCAGCACCGGCAACACTAGTATTAGCATTTATGGCAAAGAAACCATTTCCTTGATAACTTGCAGTGAGTACAGTTGCAATGTTTCCGTTTACAACAACACCACCGTCCATTGTGACACCACTTGGGACAGTAGTTGCTCCACCTGTATACAGTGTTCTAGTTAGAAGATTGCCAGAAGTAATATTACCTGGTGCTGTTAAGTTACCAGTTGTATCAAACGTCCAAACCTTCTCTGTGGCATTCTTATTTGACTTCAAAACAAGATTAGCTCCTGCCATCAATGTAGTATCAGTATCAGTTATAGCAAGTCTATCACTACCTGCTCGTTTGACATAAAAGTTGCTATTGGCACTAATAGTCATATTAAGACCGCCGTCAACTTTAAAGCTGCCGTTAGTGTCTGTGCCGTTATTGCTGAATATAATACTACCATTGTCACTGGCTTGTGCTACTAATACACCTGGCAATTTTAGATTACCAGTTGGATCAAATTTCCAAGCGGGACCTGTAGAACCATATGTATATACTGCTGTAGGAGCAACACTACCCAATGGGGGATTTAGATTCCATTGTATTAGTGGTATATTTAATGTACCGGTGTTGATATAAAGCGGTGGGACAAAGCCTGGATTATAAATCCCATATTGACCACCTGTAAACATTATATAAGGATTA